TTGCCTTCTTCATCTTCACCAGTATTATAGTAGTGATATGTTTTAGCATCAGTAAATGGACCTTTAAGTATTCCAGTACCTAATAAAGCCATTTCAAAGAATACATGACGTAATATAGTTATTGCTTTACTTTCTTCAAGCTGGTCATGAATTAATTTTTCCATAGCTTCAGCTGCTAATTTAGCAGGCTCAATCTGTGGAGTACCAGTTGGAGATGGACCACTATTCATTCCTACAGATTTATAATCTTGTGCAATTGATTGTATTAAATCATTTGCAGTAGCACCTGCTGGAATTTGTTTTCCATCACCAGGAAATCCATATGGACTTTCAGGCTCTTGACTTGGTTGTTCTTGTGGATTCTTTACGTGAGCATATTCATCAATTCCTTCTGGAACTGGAGTTGGATTAATTCCTAAAGGAAATTTTCCTTGAGAAAATAATACTTCAATGATTTGCCCAAATGAAGCAAGAACTTTAGTCTTTGTTACTTTAACAAAAACTCTTGACTTTTCACTATCACGAAAAGCCATTTCTGGACCATAGATTCCTCTATAGTTTCTATAAGCTTTCAACCATCTTTTTTCATCGTATATCTTCGATGTTTCAGATTCTTGAAATTTATTTTTTATATAACCAACTAGAGGATGACTAGCTCCTTCGTACCCAAGCTTTTTATTATTATCATCCATTTATAATTTAGTAATCTTTTTGGTCTGCCATTTTAAAAATAGCTGGATCAACTTTGGATTTAGATTTACCTTTTTTATCTTTACCATCACCTGCTACGCTACCATGCTTAACTTTAGCATTTGGATCTATTTCCAATTTGCCTCTCATAAGTTTAGCTTCATTAGCAGAAGATAATTCTCCGTGTTTAACTTTATCCATCATGATAATTCTCCTGTTATTTATTAATAATCTTTTTCATCAGCCATACTAAATAATGATTGCTGAATGTGTTCAGAACCAGATTTAGTAGGATAATCAATTTTCTTTAGAACAACATCTGCTTCATATTTACCTGGAGCATGTTCTTTAAAGTCAATATTAACTGATTCTCTGTTTGGCTGTTTGCCATCAGAAGCTTCACTTAATTCGCCTTGTTTAACTTTATTTTTAATATCAAAATTAATTTCCATTATTCCTCCTCATCTTCATCTTCAAAATCACTTTCATCTAAACTTCCATTACCTTCTTCTAATTCAGATGTATCTAAAACTTTCTGTTCTAATTCGTCCAGATCGTCTCTTATATGTTCAATGATATCTTCGATTGATTTTTCTTTTTTCTTTTTAGCCATAGTGATACCTATATTTTAAATTTTTTAATTGATAAAACATTTTTGGTTGGTATGGTTGTATAGTTACCACCTTGCTTTATTTGATTATTGTCTTCAAAACTAAAATCGGACATTATGATTGTAACATTAGAATTTTGTGTAACCAACCATCCAATGCTACAACATATTGCCGTTTTAGATTTCTTAATATCTATAATATCTTCCCAGCTATTATTACTGACAATATCCTCCCAATATATTTTTACTAGAGGATATGGAAAATTTTTGTTATTTAGTTCTGGTATTTTTAGCTTTCTTGACACCTTTTAGCTTACCAGATTTTTCCATGGCATAGAATACGGATTCACCTTTTTTCTTACCGTATTGCTTTGTCATAGCTTTTTTAATCTTAGTTCCTTTTTTACTTAGAGGCATACTAGTATTTTGCTTTCATTTTTTTGTTAGTTTTCTTAGCGTACTTCTTAGCTGCTTCTTTTCCCTTTTTTGTGTATGGGAATTTTTTCTTTCCTACCATCGGCATAGTTTATTTCTCCTATTTAATTAATAACCAAATTTTCTATCTACTGGTGTAAAATCCGAAAGGATTGGTTTGAACCTTTCTGCGTAACCAGGATGTGTTGGTCTACTCATACAACCATATCTTAATGCATCGTATGCGTGATCTTCTGCAGTAGTATCTACGTCTTCAGGATTGCTGCTATCTACTGGAAGAGCACTTAGGGTTTTAATTAAATTTCTGCAATTGGAAAAAATTCTAATACCAGGTTGTTCATCCTTAAGCATTAATCTTTTATGTATTTCTAACTTACCACTAATTCTACTTCGTGGTGAACGATCAGAAGGTCTCCATCTGCAGCCTTGTTGAATCATTGTCTCAGCAATACTTGGTCCTACATCACCTCGTCTTGCCCAAGTACTAGAGTCTAATACTCCGTACTGTATATATTCGCTTTGTTCTAAATCTAATACTTGTCTGGCGAATTTGTCAGCCGTAACTTTAGATGTGTAAAGTTCTCGATAAATCCAAAGATTATTATCATAATCAACTGCAAACCATAACACACAAGCAGGAGAAGAATAGCCCCAGTCTGCAGCCCTAAATTTATACCAACCTCGAGGTATCTCAAAGGGTTCCACCACGTGTGTGATCTTATTAAATTCAGGAAACGCTGAGTTCTCGTATGCATCCCAATCTCCATCTAAAAATTGTTTTCGTTGTACTTCTGGTAAAGATGCAAGCATGATGTAATAATCATCAGTCTGCATCAAGTACGGATTATCTTGTAACTTAGCTGGTATAAATCTTCTTGTAATTGATTTAACTCCAGCAGGTGTATTTATCTTTACTTCAAATGCTTTATTAGGTTCACCTGGTTCTACGAACATTTCTCGTACCCAACCTGATCCTACGTTACCTGGGTTTCCTGTGGCTCTCATGAATACAGGAATCTCTTTGTCAACTGATCGTAAAGATGACCTTAAAAAATTATATATATCTGGCGAAGGATATTGTGGAAGTTCGTCTATTCCTATCCATGTGTACGATTGACCTTGGTAACGTAAAACGTCCTGCATGTTTTCTGCGTAACCAAACTCTATCTTTGCTCCCGAGGGAAATCGCCACTCTTTTTCTTGCTCTCTCCATTTGGCTCCTGGAAATGCTTTTGAGTATAACATCTGAGACTTTTGAATTAAGTCTCGTAACTCAGGCATTGTCCTTCTAATTAGGAGTGCTCTATGATTTGTCTTCTGACAATATCTAAGTGGATCAACCAACATCGCATATGATTTACCACCACCTCTAGCTCCGCCATAAAATACTTCTCTTTCAGAAGCTGCAAGAAATTGTGTTTGTGGACCTTCATTAGGTTTAAAAATTATTTCTTGACCTTTTATGTGCTCTTGTATTGCTTGAGGAGCACTCTCGATTATATCTTCAGTAAGTAGCTTTGTTTCTTTTCCGTCTAATGCTTCGTTTATAGTTAACAGTTTACTCTTAACATTTTCCGCATGACGTTTAGCAGAACGTAACGCTTGCTCTGCTGTAGCAACTTTCTTACGAGTTCTCTCTAATATCTCTTTCGCTGATCTCTTGGCTTTCTGCTTCGGTGTTTTCTTGGGCCTTGGCGGTAATACCATTGATGATTCGTTTTTTAAGTCCGACATGCGAAATGTATCTTCCTGTTGCTCTGTGTAGCCACTTAGCTGTTTCTCTATATGAACAAGTCTTTAAATATTCTTTAGCTTGTTTTAATGCTTCTAATTCTGATTTAACTGGTTCAATATAATTTGGATCACTTGATTCTTTAAATCCAAAAGGAATTGTTCTAGCTCTTCTCTTGATCTTTATAGGTTCCACTATTAAGAATAATCTGTTGAAATAGTTATTTTATTTTTTTGCTTTCTTAAAAATCTTCTAAAATTATTCTCTTCTTCTCTAAATTTTTTTCCAACATCTGTTTGCATAAATTTAGATTTAATTTGTTTTTCTAAATTATTTAAAGCATTTCTAGTATTTCTTATTATATTTGGATTTGCTTTATCAAACATAGCATTCTCATTATTAACTTTTTGTAATTTATCAATAGTCAATAATTTTTCTTTTACATTAAGTGGAGCACCAATTGCACCTTTAAAATTTCTACTTTCTAATGGAGATTTTTTTAAACTTTTATCTATTAATGGTTTTGCATCCTTTAATAAATTTTTAGTATAACTTTTTAATAAATTAACCTGACCATAGTTTTTACTAGCACCACCTCTTTGAACTGTATTTAAAGTAGGAAATATTTCTTTAACTCCTGGTTGAGTTAGAGTTGTGTTAGTATAATTTTTTTTAAATTTATCAGCCATATTAATCTTTACTACTTCCATCTTTTGCTGGTAATATAAATATTCCGTGTAGAGATTTCATATTAATATCTAATTGATCTTTTTTAGTTATTCCTACACGATCAAGAATTTGTG